TTAAGTTAGGCGATGGTGTAACGGCTTTAAGTGCCTTGTCTTTTTTACCAACGGTAAGTGCGTCAACTCCAACTATTCAACAAGTATTAACGGCTGGTCAAGTTGCAACAACAACAATAGAAACAACGGGGTTTATTAAAACAGGCGGAACTTCATCACAGTTTTTAAAAGCAGATGGTACAGTTGATAGTAATGTTTACGGTGTTGGAAATGCTTTAACATCAAATCCTTTAAGTCAATTTGCAGCAACTACTTCATCTCAATTAGCAGGTGTAATAAGCGACGAAACAGGAAGTGGTAGTTTAGTTTTTGGAACTAGTCCAACTTTTACAACTAATATAACTACCCCACAGATAACAGGCGTAAGTGGTAATTTAGTATTTACAAATGCAGCACAATCAAGCGGTGCTATTACTAACTTTACTTTTACAAATGTAGCAAACACAAACCAAACCCTAGGTACTAACATTCCAAACTTTAGAGTAACAGGAGCTAACAAGCAATGGGCAACAGGTGCTTTAGCAACACAATACTTTAATTACTTCTCAGCTAATACGGTTAGTTTTGTTGGAGCAAGTACTGCTACTAATGTTTATAATTTGTTTTGTGAAAGCCCCATAGCAGGAGTTAATGCGAGTATAACTAATAGATATGCTGCTGGGTTTGATGGGGATATTAGAATAGTAGGTAATGGGGTAGGAACAACAAATCCGTTTAGGATACAAGGTTATGTTTCAGCTCCTGCTAGTTTAACTGCATTTTATACTGCCGCCACTCCATCGGCTATAAATTATAATATAGTTTTTGATCCTACTTACACAATCGTAGGTGGCACAGTCGGTTCTTATTTTAGAGTAAATAATGTTACTAATATGCAAGTATTAAATACAGGAATAACAGTAGGATTAACAACTTCTCAAAAAATATCTTTTTGGAACGCTACACCAATAGTACAACCTACAACGGCTGTGGCTGCTGCTACCGTTGTAAGCGGAACAGGCGGAAACGTTAAGCACGATGATACTTTTGATGGGTACACACTTGAAAAAATAGTAAGGGCTTTAAGAACAATCGGATTGCTAGCATAATTTTATTATATTTACAGCATGAAAACAGATTTAAAAAAAGTTGAAGAGGTTGCAGCAACCACACCAACACAAAAGAAAATTGAAGACTATTCTACAACTGAATTAAAAGCATTAGTTTATGATTCACTTGCTACTATTGAAGCCCAACAAGCTAACATTAAATTCATAAATGAGGAATTAAAAAAACGTGGGTAAATTATTAATAATATTTTTGTTATCGTCTATTTGTGTTAAGTCGCAGATAGACGATAAAACAAAACACTTTTACGCTGGTTTTGGAATTACAGTACTAACAGCCGAAGTTACTAATCAAATGATTGATAAACCGTTTCTAAGTGCTTTAACGGGCTTTGTAGCCGGTACAACGGCAGGGATATTAAAAGAGGTTGTTTGGGATAGAAAGATGGATAGGGGCGTATATTCTAATAAAGATATGGGCATGACTATTTGGGGCGCAGCTTGCGGTGCTTTAGTCATTAGAGTAAGATTTGATTTACAAGATAAAAAGAAAAACAAAGCACTATATTATTATGAATGAGGTTTCTAAATTAAGATTTGAATTTAAAGAGGTTGCTTATATTGTTGCGGCCGCAATAGCTTATTTTACTCAACTATCTATTTTGTCTAACAAAATTGAAATCTATAAAAGCAAAAGCGATCTAACTTTTCAAGCGCATGACTTTAGAATTTCAGCTTTAGAAGTTAATTTTAAAGTAAACAGTTTTCCTAAGCAAGTTGCAACGTTGCCAACAAGTCCAACAATAAAAGGAGAAGATGAATAATGAATATATCCGAACACATAACATTAGAGGAGGCAATATTAAGCCCAACAGCTTTAAGATTAGGCATAGATAACAAACCTAATAATGCTCAACTTAATAATATGGAAAAGGTGGCAGACTTTTGTTTTGAGCCTTTGCGTAAATGGTATGGCAAGCCTATTAAAATTAATAGTTTCTTTAGAAATGAAAAACTAAACAAGGCAGTTAAAGGTTCTAAAACTTCACAACATTGTACCGGTGAGGCAATGGATATTAGCGCAGGAAGTAAAGAAGAAAATAAAAAGTTATTTGATTGGTGTAAAGCTAATTTATATTTCGATCAATTAATTAATGAATACGATTATAGCTGGGTGCATATCAGTTATAAAATGAGTGGAAATAGAAACATGGTTTTAATAATTACATAATATGCCTTTACCAAAATTCATAACAAACATATTAGCAGGAGGTGGCTCTAAGTTAATAGAAACAATTAGCAATACAGTTGATGAGTTTACTTTATCTAAAGAAGAAAAGGAAGCTATTAAATTAAAACTAATTGAGGAAGCTAATAAACACACTCAGTTAATGGAAGTTGAATTAACTAAGCAAATGGATATTGAGCAGAAAGAAATGGACTCAGCTCGTAAGCGTGAAATTGATATTGCGACAAGTGATAAAGCACCTTTATTAAATAAAATCATTACACCTATATTAGCCTTATTAGTTTTAGGCAGTACCTTTATATTTTGGTACATTATTATATTTAAAGATTTAGAGCCACACAAAGAAGTATTAGTAAGCGGTATAATTGGCAGCTTAACAACTATTTCAATGGGAGTGATAGGTTATTACTTTGGAAGTTCAATAGGCTCTAAAGACAAACAAACGTTATTAGACAAACTAAAATAAAAAAACCTAGCTTTCTTAGGGCTAGGCGTTTTAGGTGGGATGCTTTTAGTTAAGTAGTTTTACTCAGCACAATAAATGCATTTACTTTTAATTTCTATTAATTGTGTGTTTGCCTTTAAATATTGCGTACGGTAATATAGTATATCTTTATTAGCTTGGTCTAATTTAGCCTGCAATATAATAACATCTTTTGAATTGCCAGAGCAACTTGTTAAGGCTACTATTAGTATTAAGTATTTCATCTTAAAACCTCTCTTCGCTATATTCTAATTGAATAGAACCATTAATAAAATCTTCAATATATTGTTTTAAATTATACATTCTTTCATCTTTATGAATTCTAAAATAGTCGTCTGCTTCAATATATTTAGGCTCTCTTTCGATGGTCGGATCTATTTCGCTATCTGTTATAATACCATCATACCATTTAAAGTAAACGGTAAATAAGTTGTTTTTATCCTCGATGGTAAATTCAAGGCATTTACGAGGGTCTATATTAGAGCTTTCAATTTCGTAACTTAATATAGTGGCTAATTGGTTTGTTGTTATTTGTTTCATATTGTTTGGTTTTTAATTATACGTCAAAGATATATAATTAATTTGGTTTAAAGTGTTAAATTATAATTATAGTTATAAACAATTAGAATGTTAATAACTTTATAATTGTAATTACAATTTAATGTTGTATATTTGTAGAAACTTAAAACAACTATATGGCAAAGAAACAAATTACATGGCAATTAGATGAAGCTATTATTAATAAGATAAAAGCTAAAGCTAAAAAAAAGAAAGTAGCTATTCAGGTTATAGCTAACGAATTATTAATAAAAGGATTTGAATATGACGGAGTATAAAATATATACGTTAACGTGTCCGTTAGACGGTCAAGTTAAATATGTTGGCAGAACATATAGCGCTAATTTAAAGACTAGATTAGACAATCATTATAGCGGTTGCGAGGGGACTTTAAAAAAACTACTTTGGATTGAGAAACTTAGAACTGAAAATGTAAGACCTATAATTGAAGTTGTGGAAACTATAAATACTGATAGCAAAAAAGTTATAGACGAAACAGAAAGCTATTGGATTAATCAATTTAAACAATGGGGTTTTAATTTAGTAAACGGAACTCATTACGCTCAAAACAAACGTAAATATATTAGCCCATCTGAATACGCTTTATTAAGAGAAAAAGAATACAACAATTATCAAATAGAAATAAATTTACTAACTAAACACGCTGATAGAAAATGAAAAACAACGAAGAATTAAAACAGACCATCATCGAAAAATGTGATGCGCTTAAAAAAGAATTGCTTAGTAAAATTGAGCCTGAGTTTGAAGTGGGGAAGTGGTATATACAAGATAATGGAGTTCTTAATAATTACCAATTAAACAATAAAAGTTATGGTATATCTTTATATAAAGATTGGGTAATTGATAACGCTTGGTTTAAAAGAGAACGCAGTGAGTTTAAAAGAGAAGCCACCCCATCCGAAGTTGAAACAGCTTTGATAAATGAGGCTAAGAAGAGGGGGTTTAAAGATGGCTTAAGATTAGATAGAAGTAATTTAATTCATAATACTTGTAAAACAACAATAGATAGAGGAAGTGATAACTTTGAATGGGATGGTAAAATGTTACAGTTAAACGGCTCTTCTATTTTTGAACATGGGAATTGGGCTACTATTGTAACAGAAAAGACAAGCGAAGAGTGGGCAATGGAATATTCAAATAATTTATTAAATTGGCTTAATAAAAACAACCTTAAAATCACAAAGAAATGATAGAGTTATTAATCTTTATGTTTGTATTTGGTATAGGTCTACTAATTACAATTATGTGTTATCCACACATTGGTATAATTATTCACGATGCTATCTCTAATTGGTGGCATAAATACATTATGAGAAAATGATATGGATTGCAGTAGTAAGCATAGTAACGCTAGGCGTTATTAGTTACATGATTAAAGATAATGAATATGATGAATGGACTAAAAATAAAAACAAATGAGACTATACACTAAATATAACTTTGATAAATTAGAACTTAATAGGGCTACATTTATACGTGGCGTTTGCCAAAACATCAGAGTAAGTTCAAACCATTACTCGGAAAAATACAACGTTAAATTTAAGATTAAAAAAGTAGGCGATGGTGCAATGGTTACTTTAATTGAGGGAGTACAGCCTTTAATTAAAGAACGTCAAACTAGGGAGATTGAAAAGGATAATTTTATGACTAAATCGGATATGGTTATTAAATTAGATCGTTCGCAAATAGAAACTTTAATAGCTCATAGAAACAACCTAGACTACCGAGTAATTAACAACATAGACTTATACACAGATAAATGTGTGTTCTTTGAAAAGTCAAGAGAAATAACTAAATTTATAAATTCAAATCAAAACATAAAATAAAACAAACATGGAAATCACAGGCACAATCAAAGAGGTATTCGCAACCCAAACAATTAGCGAAAAGTTTAAAAAGCGTGAATTTGTACTAACGACAGACGGAAGTACGCCGTACCCAAACCATCTATTAATTCAAGTTACTAATGCAAAATGTGACTTATTAAATAGCTATTCAAGTGGTGATGAGGTTACAGTTAGCATAAATTTGCGAGGCAGGGAATATCAAAACCCAACTAAAGGAACTCAGTATTTTAATAGTATTGAGGCTTGGGCTATAAAAGGTGTTAGTCAATTTACTAAACCAGCTCCAAACGTACAGGCTGAAAATCATAACTTTGTAGGTAGTAATGATAGTGATCCGCTTCCTTTTTAGCAAAATAAATTTGTAGGTTAAATAAATAATACTTACATTTGTAACCTAATCACCGCCAAGATGAAAAATAATTCAAAACATAACCCTCTATTTTGTGAGCTTTACTTGGCGGTGAGCTTACTTAATAGGGGGTTTCTTTTTAAAAACAATCTTATGAAAATTACATTAACAGAAAAAACAGAAACAACAAGGGAAATTGAGTTAACACTTCCTTATTACTCTAAAGCACCTTTAGACTTATTTTATTACAAAGTATTAAGCGAAAACTACATGGTAAAATTAACTCATTGCTCAAACGATTATTGTATTGAAACTACAAAGTACACAATAACATCAGCATTTTATGATGATAGAATTGTTATTACAGAAGAAGAATTTAATAATAAATTTAATGAATTACTAACCTTAATTAACTCAGCGAAATAATGAAAGACTTAGTAAAAATTCAAACAGAATTAAAAGTTCCTAAAGGTAACTTTAACAGCTTTGGTAAATACAAATACAGAAGTTGTGAAGATATTTTAGAAGCTGTAAAACCAATCCTAAACAAGTATAACGCTACATTTAGTTTAACTGATGAAGTTATATTAGTTGGCACTAAACTATTTGTTAAAGCAACTGCATCTATTCATATTGGACAAGATCATAATTGGACTTGTGGCTTTGCAGAATTAGCAGAACATAAAGGAATGTCACCAGAACAAGCAACCGGAACTGCATCAAGCTATGCTAGAAAATATGCTTTAAATGGTTTATTTTTAATTGATGAAACAGAAGCGGATGCGGATAGTCAAAAACCTGCACCAGTTAAACCAACTTTAAACGCTCAACAATTTGAAGCTATAATTAACACTATTACAAGTGGTAATAAAGACAAGGTAATTGAAGCGTTACCAAAATATACAATCTCAAAAGAATTTCAAACCGCTATTGATTTAGCATTAAAAAATAATTAATTATGAAAGTAGCATTATACCAAATCGAACAGGAATATTTAAACATTGTACAATCTATAATAGATGCAGGTGGCGAAATAACAGAGGAGCAGGAAACTGCCCTCTCTATTTCTAAAGAACAATTACAAAATAAAGGCGTTTGTTATGGCTTTATTGTAAAAGAATTAGAGGGCAATATAGATCTAATTGATTTAGAAATAAAGCGATTACAGGCATTAAAAAAACCTTTAGTTAATAGTATCGATAGACTTAAAAATAACCTCACACAAGCCATGCAAATGTTTGATGTAACGGAATTAAAAACACCGTTGTTAAAGATTAACTTTAGAAAATCAGAATCTATTGAAGTTACTGATATTGACTTGTTAGATGCAGATTTTGTTAAAACAACTATAACTAAGGCAGCCGATAAAATAGCGATTAAAGATGCTATTAAGGCAGAGATACCAGTTAGAGGTGCTGTGTTAATTACTAACTATAACCTACAAATTAAGTAATGGAAAAACCAATCCTACCAAACATGATCGTGCTAAATGATAGCACGGTCATTTATAAAGGCAAAAAACTAAAGCCAATATGTTTAACCATATCTCTTATAAGGGATAGTAAAAAAGTGAAGGAATGAAGATTATACAATTATATGGAGGAGGCACAAACTCATTAGCTGTTTTAATAAACATGGTTAAAAATCAGATAATACCAGATGAAATTTTATTTAGTGATACGGGCGGAGAACAACCTAAAACTTATAAAATTATTGAAGAGGTAAATATTTGGCTATCTGAAAAGAATTTTCCAACTATCAAAACATTAAAGTATAAAACAAAAAATGGTGAAGAACTTACACTTGAACAGGATTGTTTAAATAATAATACAGTACCTCCGATTGCTTTTGGTTGGAAAACGTGTAGCCAAAAATTTAAAATTTCACCCGTAGAAAAATATCTTAAAGCTAAATATCCAAACGAAAAACTACAAATGTGGGTTGGGTTTGATGCTGGAGAAGAAAGAAGAGTTAAGGCTAATCCAAATGAAAATTTTGAAAACTATTTTCCTTTAATAGAATGGGGATGGAATAGGGAAAAATGTATTGAAATAATTTTAAAATCTGGTTTAAGTATGCCCGGTAAAAGTTCTTGTTTTTTTTGCCCAAATATGAAGAAACATGAAATACTTGCTTTAGATGATGAATTGAAAGAAAGAGCAATGGCAATGGAGAAAAACGCTACAAAGTTAATGGAGATAAAAGGGTTAGGCAGAAATAAAACATGGACTTCGTTAATACAAGCAGATAGATCACAATTAAAAATAGATTGGGATATTGAAGATTGGCATACTCCATCCTGCGAGTGCATTGATTAAACAAGAAATTTAAAACCTATGACCACAGACGAAATAAACAAACTAATAGCTAAGGAATATCAAAGCCTTAGCGATTTAGCTATTCAAAAGAATAACAGTTACGCAGGATCAATTTTTAATCCTGATTGGATTATTAAGCCATCAATGGAACTAACTAAAAAAGATATGATTGAATTTGGAATAGCAGCCAGAGCAAACGATAAAATTAATCGTATCAAAAGCGCAGGTTTAAAAGGCTTTGACGAAGATAATCTAAAAGACTTAATAGGCTATCTTATACTGTTTCGTATCGCTCAGGGTCTAAAAGAATAGTTGATTATTATCCACAATAACCCTATATTTGTGGCTCATTATCAACATCTGGAATAGGCAGACTTTCATAATATTCATTTAACTTTGAATAAATTACCTCTGGTCTGCCGGGTGAATAAACCAAATCCCCATTCTCAAAGACTATCTCGGTGTAATATTTCTTATTAGTTTTACCTTTAGGAATAAATACCTTTGGGTTTAATTGCGTAATTGTATTTCGAGATAAACAAAAGTAGCCTATTGTAGTTTCATAGTCATCTAATAAACCTTCATTTAAAAGCCTTATTTTATCTAACTCGTCTATTTCCTCATCCGTATTAAAAGCTGAGTTTATAGGGTGAATTATCGATATTGAGAACCATTGTAGACTATCCATGTTAATAGATTTTATTGTTAACTATTTTTAAGTTCTTAATAAAATATTCATCACTTTTAAGGTTTAAAGTAACGTGGCTAAAACCTAAGTTCCATTTGTTTATGGGAGCGAACATTGGATTCATATCACATAAGCAGCCCTGAGAGTGAACAGATATTAATCTATTGTTCATTGTTGGCTCAGAATGTGAACTTGTCCTATGATAGTGACCAACTAAAGTGTCTTCCATTGTTTTAGTAAAAGTTGCTCTGGCAGGATTAACACCACCCATTCCAAACAATTCATGACCATGTAAAACAGTTAATTTACCGATTGATATTGGGCGTTTATCTTTTACCGTTTCAATCTTTAACTCACCTAATTTTAAAAGTATTTCTAATTGAAAATCGGCAACATCAAATATCTCAGGTGCTTTAACATATAACCATTTTTCCCAACGTTCGTCATGGTTACCATGCTTATAAACTATCTTAGCGTTTGGAAAATTATCTCTTAGACTTTGTAAAAATTGCCTTACTGCAATAAATTCATCATTAATAGAACGGTGTCTAAAATCCTTTTCGTGCCGGCTTATGTTTGCAAAGTCAATAAGATCTCCATTTATTAGGATGCAGGTTACTTTATTGTCTAAACCATATTGTAATGCCGTTTCGATAGCTTTATTGTTTTGGTATGGAAAATGTAAATCACTAATAACTAAAGTTGAGGTTTGTTTTATTTCGTATGTACTAAAATCATTCGAGTAACTTTCTGGCAAATTAAAAGGATTAAGCGGCTTTGGTGCTACATAAATATTTTTATCCTTCATTAGTTTTCTATTTTTTTGACCAGCTTGCCCTAAATAACTTCTAATAAGACTTCTTACTGAATCAACGTTTGTGAACAGTTTGGAATTTTCTTTGTAGATTTTCTTAGCAAGAGTAAGGTTTGGAGTATTAGGGAACTTCTTTAAATACTTTTTTACAATTTCACCGTTTAAAGCCATAAGTTATAATTTGTGTAAATATAACATTTTTTGTTTACTTTTACATTATGCATAAAATAAATATAAAACCATTGTCAGTTAACCAAGCATGGCAAGGGAAAAGATTTAAGACAAATTTATATAAACAATATGAGCATGATGTTTTACTACTCCTGCCAAAGATTAAGATAGTTGAGCCACCTTACAGGCTTAATTTAATAGTAGGATTTAGCAATAAAGCAAGTGATATTGATAACATTTTAAAGCCATTTTTAGATATTTTACAAAAGAAATATGGCATAAATGATAAGCATATTGAAGTTTTACATATTGAAAAACAGATAGTTAAGAAAAATAATGAATTTATTTCATTTGAGATAGTGTCAATTTAGAATTAAATTTATACTTTTGTCAAAGTTAAGGTTTGTGCGAACCATCTAAATTAACTAAGATATTAACCCTATTCCCTGAGAGCGCACACTCGAGGGGTGTAGGGTTTTTTAATTTATAAAACTATGGAAAGAATATACCACAATTATAAAAAATGGGAGGATTTTAATTGTGGATTTTATAGCACAACAAATACTAAAAATAAAAATTATTTAATTTCAAAAGTTATTGAATTATTTACAGACTCAAATTTAACTGAAATTTATATGAGAAAAGTTATTAATGAATGGGTTTATTCTTGTGAGCATAATTTAACAAATATGAGTTTAAATAAAATAGCATATATTGGTCAAGCCGCTTGTTGTATTTATGCTAAAGTTCCTTTTTATATTACAATGAACGCTTGGAATAAAATAGATATAATAAATAGAAATATAGCAGATAAAATAGCTTATAAAATAATCAAAGAATGGGAACAAAATCAAAAGTTAAAAAATACATTAAAGATTGGGAAAGAAAAGGATATAAATATGGAATACCAGATGAAGCTCCTATTGAGTTAGAAAAATTAAACATAGTTCCATCTTATAGAAAAATATGTATTGCATTAATGAAAAACGAAAATAATTTAGAAACACTTGGATTTTCAAGAAAAAAAACATTAGTGTATAGTGAATTAAAAAGAATAGAAATAGAACAAAGATATATTAAAAACAAACAATTAAAATTAAATTTATGAATGTATTAGAAGCTACAAACAAAAGATTAGAAATAATTTTTAGAGATTTTGAAAACGTTTTAGTTGCATTTTCTTGCGGTAAAGATAGCGGTGTAATGTTATCATTAACATATAAATACGCAAAAGAAAATAATCTTTTACATAAGCTATCATTTTATTATGAAGATTATGAAGCTGGTTATAGACACACAGACGAATATGCTGATAGGGTTTTTTCTGAATTAAATGATGTTAAGGCTAGGTATTGGCTATGCTTACCAATATCTGCCGCTTGTTCAGTTTCAATGTATGAACCACGTTGGATACCTTGGGATAAAGATAAAAAAGATATTTGGGTAAGAGATATGCCAAACTATGATTATGTAATAAATGAAGATAATTGCCCTTATGAATTTATAAAAGGCACAAAGGGTTTTGATGCGCGTATTCAATTTAGTACTTGGTATGGAGATACCTTTGGTAAAACTGCGGTTTTAATAGGTATTAGAGCAGAAGAAAGTTTAACAAGGCGTGGAATATTTACATCGCAGCATAGAAAACATATGCACAAAGGATTAAATTATTCTAAAATAGTAGATAAAAATACTATAAATTTTTACCCTATTTACGATTGGCAAACTGAAGATATATGGAGATGTAATAGTAAATTTGAATTTGATTATAATAAGATATACGATTTATATTATCAAGCTGGTTTAACAATAGACCAAATGAGGGTAGCTAGTCCATTCCATTTATCTGGTCAGGAAAATTTAAAATTATATAAAGTAATAGATCCAAACAATTGGGGTAAAATGGTTGGTAGAGTTAACGGGTGTAATTTTGGCGGAATATATGGAGGCACTTCTGCAATGGGTTGGAAAAAAATAACTAAACCTAATCACTTTACATGGAAACAATATGCTGAATTTTTACTAGACACTTTGCCAGAAGATACAAAAAAAAAATTTAATTACCATTTAAAAAGATTTGCAGATGTTTGGAAAAATAAAGGATACGGTAGAAATCCAAGAGTAATAAAGCAAATTGAAAATGCAGGAGTTGAAATAGAGAGAACTGGAAATATAAGTAAACTATGTAAGAAAAAAGATATATATGAAATTATAAAAATAAAAGGGGATTGGGTAGATGAAATAAATATAGAAAATTCAACACCTTTTAGGCATTGCCCAAATTGGAAGGCTGTATGTATAACAATAATGAAAAATGATTTTGGATTAACTTATATGAGTTGTGGTAGAACCCAAGACAAAAATATATTAAAACAAAAAAGCATGACTAAGTTTAAAAAATTACAAGATTTAAAAAAAATAAACAAAAAATAATAATATGGAAACAGAAACAAATCAATTTAAAAGTCCCGTTTATAATGTATTAAGAATACACGTTGATAAAATTAGGGCAAACGCTTACAATCCAAATGCAGTAGCTCCACCAGAAATGAAATTACTTGAAATGTCTATTTGGGAAGATGGCTATACAATGCCAGTTGTAGCTTATTATATTCCTGAAGATGATGTTTATGAGATTGTCGATGGTTATCATAGATTTACAACTCTTAAAACGAGTAAAAGAATTTTTGAAAGAGAGCAGGGTTATTTGCCATTAGTAGTTATTGAAAAAGATTTAAGTAATCGTATGGCATCTACTATTAGACATAATAGAGCTAGGGGGTCACATTCAATTGATTTAATGAGCCATATAGTTGCTGAATTAGTTGATAGTGGAATGAGTGATAATTGGATATTAAGACATATAGGAATGGATAAAGATGAATTATTGAGATTAAAACAAGTAACTGGATTAGCTGCTTTATTTAAAGATCAAGAGTTTTCTAAAGCATGGGAGGATAAATCAAATGATTAATTTACCAACTAAAGATAAAAACGGAAAAAGTTTTTTAACCTATTCTCAAATAGCATTATTTTTAAAAAACAAAAAAGAATATACAAAACAGTATATTTTAAAAGAACCTTTTTTTCAAAACAAATACATAAAGTTTGGTTTAAAAGTTGGTAATGCAATAGAAAAAAACGATTATTCTTTATTTACAAAAGACGAAAAAAACATATTAGAGACTGTTAAAAGATTAGATTTATTTGAAAAAAAGTGTTTTTTAGATTTTGATGATTTTTATATTTCTGGAAGAATAGATAGTTGTACTTTTGATTTAACCGAAATTATAGATTATAAAACCGGTGGAGACAATAAAGAAATACAATACACTTTACCAGAGTATGTTCAATTACCATATTACGCTTTATCTATAAGGCAGCAAGATCAAATACACGTTAATTCCGCAAGTGTTATATTTATAAAAAGAACTAAAGAATTAAAAATAGCAAATGAACCTCCATTAACAATCCCAATAGACATAAGCGAACAAAGGTTAAAGTGTGTTTATTATGACACAATAAAAATTGCAAAAGAAATTGAATTATTTTATGAAAATTATTTGCAAAATCAAAAGTAATTGTTTATATTTGCAATGTTGTCTGGAAGCAACCAATAAAATATTACTCAAAAAGCTCAATTCTGCGTGTCTTCCAGCACAAAGTTTTGGGCTTTTTACATTTTAAAACATGGCAGAAAATAAAAAATCATTTGTTCTTTATTGTGATTTAATTCACACTATCGAAAAGATGCCAAACGACAAAGCTGGATTGTTATTTAAACACTTACTTAGGTATGTTAATGATCAAAATCCAATCATTGATGACCTGTTAATTGAAATTGCTTTTGAGCCAATTAAGCGACAACTTAAAAGAGATTTAGAAAGTTGGGAGGAAAGTTTAATTAAAAAAGGTGATGGTGGAGCGTTAGGAAATTTAAAAAGATGGCATTTGGATTTATATAACAAAGTGATTTCTAAAGAGTTAAGTTTGCAAAAGGCTGTTGAACAATCAAAGTATCGCATAGCATCGCATAGCGATAAAACCGTATCGCACCCGATCGCATCTATCGCTGTAACTGTAACTGATACTGTAACTGATACTGTAAATGTAAATGTAAAAAATAATATAAATGAATTTTTTAAATCTTTATTAAACGGATCTGATTTAGAAAGAATAGCAATGAATAATAAATTAACAATAATTGAAGCTAAAGAATATGTTGAATTATTTAAACCTAAAGCTGAGTTAACTTATCAAACTTATGCTAAATTTGTAAGCCATTTTAAAAATTGGTTAGTTTTAAATAAACAAAAAACAGGGCAAGATAGACACGATTTTTTAATGAACGCTGGTAAAATGTAACTATGGAAGATTATAGCAAATACGGAATTAAAACAAGTAATAAAACTAAAGGCGAGTTTGCAACAACTTGTCCTAAATGTTCTCATGACCGTAAAAAGAAAACAGACCCTTGTTTAAAAGTTAATTTAGATAAAGGTTGTTGGAAGTGTTGGAACTGTAATTGGGCTGGTTATCTTAAAGAAGAGAAGATTGAAACTAAAAACTATATTAAACCAGTTTGGAAAAATCAAACAAATTTAAGTACAAATGTTGTTAAGTGGTTTGAATCAAGGGGACTAAACCAAAATACATTAACAGAGTTTAGAATTACCGAGGGTTTAGAATGGATGCCACAGGATAAAAAAGAGGTTAACTGCATTCAATTTAACTATTTTAGTAAGCTAAATGAATATACAAATACCAAATTTAGAACTGGCAGCAAAGGATTTAAACTTATTAAAGATGCTAAATTAACATTTTACAACCTTGATAAAATAGATTTTACTAAAAGAATTTACATAGTTGAAGGCGAGATAGATTGCATGACACTATCGCAATGCTCATTTAAAAACGTTTTAAGCGTTCCTAATGGCGCAAGTGTTGGTAATAATAGAATGGAATATTTTGATGACATTAGCGAGGATATATTTAACTGCCCTGAAGTTTACCTTTGTTTAGATAATGATATTGCCGGTCGTTCTTTACGTGAAGATTTAGCAGAGCGAATAGGTAAAGAAAAATGTAAATATGTTGAGTTTAGAGATTGTAAAGATGCTAATGATTGTTTAAATAAATATGATTTACAGTCTGTTATTGTTTCAATTAGCGAGGCTAAACCGTTTCCATTAGAGGGCGTTTACACCATTAGCGATATGTCAGATGAAATTGATGACCTCTACTATAATGGATTGGATAAAGGCGTTAGTCTAAAAATTGATGGGTTTAATCTAAATATTGTTAAAGGTTACTTATCAATTATTACAGGAATACCATCACACGGTAAATCTGAATGGGTTGATAATATTTGTGTTCACCTTAGAAGGCATCACAACTGGTCGGGTGCTTTTTACTCCCCTGAGAATAAACCAACAAGACTTCATTTTAGTAAGATAGCACGAAAGATAGTAGGTAAAAATTGGATGGGTAACGATAAAATGTCAATACTTGATGTTAACTCTGTTAAAAAATATTTAGATAAAAAGATTTGGTTTATTAAACCTGAAAAAGATTTTACATTAAAATCAATTTTAGATCATGCTAAAAGAACTAAGTTAATGCACGGTTTAGATTATTTTGTTATTGATGCTTGGAATAAATTAGAGCATAAAAATGATGGAAGTACAAATGCAATAGGTAAAGATTTAGACGAGTTAGCCTCTTTTTGTGAACTTAATAATGTTCATTGTTTTTTAGTTGCTCACCCAACTAAGATGAAAAAAACAAATGGTAAAGATTTTGATGTACCTACCCTTTATGATATAAATGGGTCATCTAATTTTTATAATAAAGCAGATAACGGTATTTGTGTTTATAGAGATAAAGAGGCAAATTTAGCATATATTCACATACAAAAAGTAAAGTTTAGCCATTGGGGCGAAGAGGGAAGTTGCTCTTATGCTTATGAACCAAACAGTACAAGATACTACAAAGGAATGCCAGACTTTACAAATTGGATAAGTGCCGATCAAGTGCAAACTAAACTTCAACAAAATGATAACTTTCTAACAAGCCCACTTGATATAATAACAAACAACGGTAAAAACGAAATAGACCCATTTTAGATATGACCCAACAACTAGCACACCAAATCATTAAAAACTACCTTAAAACACATTCACTACCTACTAAAGACTGTGATATTTGGGTAGGGGATGTTAAATATACTTGGAATTATTTATTAAAACTTTGTTACAATATAAAATAAAGTAGTATATTTGAAACCGATGACACACCAAAAGGTAATCGAGGTTATAATATCTAACGACAGTTATTTGAAATACTGCCACAAATTAGCGTCACCACGTACTCACATAGCTGAAGACTTATACCAAGAAACTATCTTAGCTATTTGTGAAACTAAAGATGATCGTTTTGTTAAGGCATACAATGACGGTTACCTAAGCCCATTTGTTATTAAAACAATTAGGAATATTTGGTTAAAGAGAAACACTTTTAAACAACATACAGACGGATCAACTTCTAATTTAATGGAATACGCTAATACTTTACAAAACATAGATGCTTTCGATTTTGATAGGACCTACATAAATCAAATATCTAAAGACTACGACCCGACAGCCGATATAGTTTTTGAAGCTGCAAAGAAAATAATAGCTAAAGATAGTGACAGCGATAGAATGGAAATAAGATACCGGGCGAGGGTTTATAATCATTCTAACAATAACATTGCAGGCTTTGAAGCTATTAAATCATTTAAAAATGCTGGTAGATTTTCGCAATACATTGGAATAAAAAGATGTGCTATTTATAAAAGTTGTAGGGAATACCAAGAAATACTAAAAAGTAAACTAAAATATATTATCAATGGTTAATTATTTATACATAGCTTTGTTTGCGTTTTGGTTTGCTGAACTTTCAACAATACCACAAAGGATATTAATAGCAACGGGATTTAAAAACCTTTACCCATTCAGTTGCGTAAAGTGTTTATCCTTTTGGATGGCTTTAATTTACTCTTATAACGAACCGTTTTGTATAATTATAGCAGGTGTTACTTCGTTACTATCAATGACTATTTGTTTAATATTTAATAGATTAAGATGACCAGAGACGAGGCAATGGATGTGTTAGTTAAACACTCTCAGTTTTTTGAAATATACGCCAAAGAACTATTTATCCCTAGAGGATGCGAGGGTATTATGGCTGAAATAATAGCAGCTTACAAAGTAATTAATAACGGTTACGTTTGCTCATCATGTGGTAACGAATTGATAATTGATGCGAACAGATACCGTTTACATAGAATGAAAGAACTTAATTTAAAACACCATACGTTTGATGAAAATCCTACTAATCCACAGCTTTAACATTAAAGACAACAAGCCAGAGTTCAACGCTGTGTCTTATTATCGCATGAATAAACCTCATGAAGTTTTAGCACGTTTAAACCCAGACTTTGAAATAGTGCATTCTAAACCTAATGACATTTATCCTGATGACTTTTTAAAAACTATTGACTTAGTTTTATTTTGTCGTGAAATAGACAATAGCAACGGAATTATTGAAGTTCTTAATAAGTTAGGCATTCGTTTTGGTTTAGACCTTGATGACTATTGGGATTTACCCGAAGACCATTTGTTATACGAACATTATAAAGAAACTAATAAACCACAACTAATTGTTGAATCAATTAAAGCTGCTCACTTTGTTATTTGCACAACTGAGATATTAGCTACTAAGATTAAAGAACACAATAAAGAAGTTTATGTTATTGAGAATGGAATTGATACAGAAGACCCAACGTGGCAAAACAATCACATCAACTCTAAACGAATTAGATACGGATTTACGCAAGGCACAACTCACATACCAGACGTTATGTCTATTCATAAAGACGTGCAAACTGCTTTATATGATGCAGACTTTAACCGTAACTGTCAAGTAATCTTAACAGGTTGGAACGCTATTAGAAGTGAAGAGTCGGTTTACATTGGTTACGAACGTATGTTAACTGATAACCTTAAAACTATGCTGCCAGTCGAGCGTGAGTATTGTTTGCGATTAGTTAAATATAAGTTTCCTAGTGGTATTAGTAAACCATACAGGCGTGTGGGAGCGTTACCTGTTTATGAGTTTGCAAAGGTATATGATGAAATGGATATATCAGTTGCGCCTTTATTAGAGGGTGAGTTTAATAGTTGTAAATCTGAGTTAAAAATGATTGAGGCAGGTTTTAAAGGGTGTGCGTTTATGGGTAGTAACGTACCTGCATACTCACACCTAATGACTAAAGAGAATAGTTTTGATTTAAACTGGGGTAATTTTTACGAGTGGTCAAAATACATTCTAAACAATCCTAATATTGTAAAAGATAAAGCTGCACAATTAAGTTTGGATACTAAAAAATATTCATTAAATTTGCTAACTGATAAACGTAAAGAATTATATGAAAAGTATATTTAAAGTATTAGCAGTTTTAATAACTCTAACCTCATGCGAAAGAGGTCAAGTATCTGAATACAGGGTTAGCTATGAGAAAAGTCAAACCATGACAATAGAAATAGATAGTTGCGAATATATTTTATATTCTACAACTAGAACTAGTGGCGGTGTTTGTATTATTCATAAAGCTAATTGTAAAAACAAATTTCACAACAAATGAAACTATACCACTATTACCACATATACGCAGACGGACAATGGTTAGAGCCAGTTAGCGAACATATTAAAGCCCTACGTAAATGGGGGCTTATTGATAACTTAGCAGCGTTCCGTATTGGAATAGTTGGTGCGGACCATAACCGTACAACCGTTATTCAATACCTAATCAATGAACGTATTAATTTTGATGTGATAGCAACATCCGATACAGGATGGGAGCAAGTTACTCAAATACCTATGTATGAATTTGCACAGTCAAATGATGGTTATGTGTTATACGCTCACTCTAAAGGCTCATCACGTCCTGAACAACCTAATCAATCATGGCGCAGGTCAATGACTTATTACAACGTTGGGCAATGGCAAACGGCAGTACAAAAATTAAACGAGGGCTTTGATGCAGTTGGTCAACATTGGATGCGTCCTTCACATCACTCAGTAGAACATAGAGGTAGTCCTTTCTTTGGAGGTACATTCTGGTGGACTTCATTATCTCACGTACGTAAAATGTTAGCACCACCAGTATTTAATAGGCATGATGCTGAAGGGTGGATTGGTTATGTTAACGGCGAAGACATGAAGTGCTTTGACTTTACTGGTCATATTTCTGCTCACCCATGTTATTCGATGTGGACTCCCGAAACTCAACAATGGATATACGAATGATTGAGATAACAGAAGAAGAGCTTTTAAAGTTAGGTTTTGAAAGAACTGGTAATTTAGATACTTGGTTTGGCAGAGCTTGTTGGACTAAAGGCGATGTAGTATTAATGCACGGTTATGGAACTTATACAGGTGGCAGAACAACGTGTAAAGATACCGAAGTTGATTATGTACACGAACTAATAGAATTAATAAAATGAAATTAAATATATTTACACCTTTATTCCGTAGTGGAATGATTAAGAAAGTAGCCGATTCAATACCCGACTATGAAGATATAAATTGGATTGTTGTTATAGCCAAACATAGAGAGATACTTATTAAAGAATGCCAAGCATATAATATTCCATACTTAACAGTTGATTGTATTGATGACCTTAGCGGTGTGGGCAAAAAAGTTAACAAAGCCTTAGACAATTTAGAAGATGGTTTCTTTTTTGGTTTAGATGACGATACAACCTTTAACCATAACACTTATGATATATTTAAAAAGTATCAAAATGATTATGATATGATTGTGGGGCAACAAAAACTATTAGACGGTTCTATTAGAATAGCACAAAAACCAACGCATTGTTATACAGATGGAGCGCAAGGATTAATAAGAACTACCTTAATAGATGGTTTACGCTTTGGATGCTTTACTACCGACCCGGTGGCAGACTGTAACTTTTTATTAAATTGTTGGGATAAGTCAAATAAAAACCTTATCTTAGATGAAGTAATTAGTAACTATAATTTTTTAAGATGATAGACTTTAGTAAAATGACGCTACCTTGTGATGTAGCAAACTCACATATTTTAGGCGAGATAATTGTATGTTTAAACTAATGCAGGATATTTACGAACACCAAACAGAATGGCAAAGAGTGAAGAATTTATAACAAGCCTACCAGAATACGCTCAAAAATATGTTGAGGTATGTTTAAACCATTCTAAAGAAGTGGCAACAGGTAGCGGAAAGATAGTTAACCAAAGGGAAAGGCATATACCTACAATAGCGTTCTTTTTGAATATATGGCTTCCAATGAACTTGGGTGATACAATTGCTAGGAAGACTTATTACGAGTGGTTAAAAGGCGATTGTGAGCAAAAAAGTAACACTATAAAAAAGATAGACGATTTATTTTGTTCTTTAGCCGTTGATATTGTTGCAAATGAGGGCAAAGGTATATTCTATGCAAAGAATAAATTAGGCATGACTGATAAGGTCGAAGCTAAGAATGAGAATACTAATATAGAAATCAAAGCAGAGTTTGGTAGTAAAGTTATACAGTCCACACGAGAATCAGGCGAAGATACACCGTAGTATTAATGAAGAGCATTACAAATACTATGCTCTTAATATTGGTAGGCAGTTTGGCAAATCTTTACTTGGTATCAATCAATCCTTACATTGGTTCTTTAACGTACCTAATTGTAAAATAGGCTGGGTTAGTCCTGTGTATAAACAATGTAAGAAAGTATTTAAAGATATTGATTCAGCATTTTCAAACAATCAAAACGTATTTAAAGATAAAAACAAAACCGATCTAATTTTAATAGGTCATAACAATTCATCTTTAAATTTTTATTCAGCAGAAAGTTACGATAGTGCAAGGGGTGAAACATTCGACTTTCTTATTATGGATGAGTTTGCATTCCAACCTGAAGACGCTTGGACTTCTGTATTTAGAGCAACCGTTTTAGTTAGAGGTCAAAAAGTATTATTCCTTTCAACTCCTTTTGGTAAAAACCATTTCTATAAAATACATTCTTTAGACGGTGTAAATGATAATTACAAGTCATTTACAATGACCTCTTATGACAATCCATTAATTAACCCAACTGAAATAGATGACGCTAGGCTAACACTTCCTGAAAATGTATTTAGGCAGGAATACTTAGCTGAGTTTATAGACGGTGGCACGGGTGTGTTTGTTGGCGTAGTAGTTAATGATTCACCAAGTGGAGCTGAGCAATACTATGCAGGAATAGATTTAGGTAGGGCAGATGACTACACCGTTTTAACTGTTCTTAATTCTAAAGGTCAAACCGTTTATTGTAATAGGTGGCGGCATAACACTTGGTCAAACATTATAAACGATTTAATGCCACATTTAACTAAATGGAACGCTATGTGCTATGTTGAGGTAAATAGTATTGGCGATGTTCTTTATGAGCAAATAAGAGCAAGGTACAACCGAGTAGAGCCATTTTACACCACCTCAAAAAGTAAGCAGGATATTATTGAGGGTTTACAAGTGGCGGTCCAAAACAAAGAATTTAGTATATTAGATTTAGATTGGCTTAAAAAGGAATTTGATGTGTTTACTTATGAGTACTCACAAAAGACACGTAGCATAAAATACTCAGCGCCAAAGGGTTTTCACGATGACGGTGTTATGAGTTGTGCTATTGCTTACCATGCTTTAAAGACTTTAAAAAATACAGG